TCAGTGCGTTCCTGCGGATTCTAGACGGCGCACTTCCTCGCCCAGGGCTGATTGCAACACTTCGAACAGATCAGCGGCCTCATCATAGAGCGCATCGGCAGTTGCCTTGTCCTTGGTAAGGACCCCTTTCCCCATCGCTTTTCTGAGCGCCTTGAGATGTGCTGCAACATCTCTCGAGTGAAGGCGCGCCTCAATGGGCAGGACAGATTGCAGAGCCAGTCGATACTCTTCGCTCACATCCCCAACCAGATCCACTCCCCACTTTTGAGTGGAGCGGTAGTTGGCCAAGTCTGCCAGATAGTGCTTTGCGTAGGCGCGCACCAGATTAAATGTGAGCGGCTGGAGAGCCAGAAGATTGGCAAGCTCCCTCTCTCTCAGGCGTTCGGACTGTTCCTCGCGATATGCCTCTTTTCGCAGTTCCCGATCTGCCTCAGTCTTTCGCAGGTCTTCCTGTTTTTTACCTTTGGCCCTGTATGCGTCCTCGGCCATCTTCAGCAAGAAGCCCAGAATCAGCGTGATGATTGGAAGCACGATCGGTGCCGCGCTCTGAAACCAGCCCGAATCTGCCTTGTCAGCACACCGCCCAATAGTCAGCATCAACTGCTCAATTTTCATCACACGCTCCCTGTCTGGGAGCACATCTTGCCTGAACGATTTGACGATTCGCGCAATTCTGCAAATCGGCGACGCAGGAGGGTCTATCCCATCCAGCCGAAGGGTGGATCGGTGTTCGCCTTGGCCAGCCTGTTTGCCCGCACGGCAACCCGCCAGGCGGTGATCTTGGCGACGTCTTCCCGCAATCGAGCTTGGTGCCTGGTGACCCAGAGCTCGGCGCCGGCGCGGCCCTGGTCGTAGCTGCTGCAGTGCCGCCACGGACCGCTGCCAGGACCATGCCGATGTCGATCGAGAGTTGCCACCCAGGTGCCATCGTCCACACGTTGGGACATGGACACGATCCAGACGCCCTCGCAGGCGATCACGGTGAGCGGATCGCCCGGCTTGCTGGCAGAGCGCGTAGTCCAGTAGAAGGAATCGGGAAGCGGCATGGCCGGCAGGATACGAATGGCGGTCGCAGTGGCTGCGATTGTGAGCACTCTATTGCCACGCCACCGTCGCTCCCCTCCTATGCAGCGAGCTGGTGCTCGTAGAAGGGGTGCCGCTTGTCGTCGAAGATCCGGTACAGCGCGGCCAGGTCGGCCGGATCCGGATTGAGCCAGGCGTCGACGTGCTCAGGCTTGATGTTGATGATCGTCCGATCATGGCCAGCCGCGGCGACTTCAGGCTCGGGATCGTCGGTGATCGCGGCAAAGGACAACAGGTCCGGCTCTTTCCCTGCGGGGTCCGTCCAGTGCGACCACAGGCAGGCCACCAGCATCGGTTCGCCGGTGCGCGGGGTGAACTGCACCACCTGGTTCTTGCCGTCTGGACCTTCCACGTTCTCGTAGAACGTCTCCACGACCATCAGCCCGTGGGTTTGGCCGAATGCCGGCGCCCAGAATTTCTCCAGGCTATCTCGGCGTGCGTTGTAGGTGCCCGGGAAGCGCTGGTCGTAGTTGGCCGGCTTCCCGGCCAGGCGGCACTGATAGCGCATGGGCTTGATGACCAGCTTGCCGCCCACGGAAATGATCACCGGGGCGTAGACCCCAGGGAAGATCCGGCTGTCGCGGTCCTTCGGTTCGGAGCGCTTGAGGTCGGCCAGCTTGGCCAGCGCGCGTTCGATCTTGTTGCCGGCGATCCGCACGTCCTCCCGCGCCTTCTTCGTCTCCTTCACCTGCAGCGCGCGCTCCGCGTCCGCCAGGCGTTTCCGGTTCGCGAACAGCTCCTGCTCCAGGATGGCCGCCTCGGCGCGGTTCCACTGTTCGATCTCGGCCCAAACCGCAAGCTCGGCCGGACTTGCGCCGGCGCGGAACGCGTCATCCATCGCCTTCGGCGTCTTCGGCCGCTTCTTCCCCGGGTCATGGGCGTAGAGAGCTGCGAACTCCTGAAGGGAGATCGTGGCGCCAGTCATGCGGACCAGCTTCTGATAGGCGGCGGTGATCTGGGCGGAGTAGCACATGGCCGGATTACAGCACGCCGGCCTTACGGCGCCGTGAGCGCCCGGCACAGCAGAAGGGGCCGCCGTGGCGGCCCCATGGCCCTTAGAGGTCCGGCAGGCCCAGGCGCCTCCGCAGCGCCGCCACGAGCACGATCGAGGTCCGCACCAGCGCGTGCTGGTCGCGGGTCAGCTGGTCGTACATCTCCAGCAACTCCGGGGGGATCTGCCCCACCCGGCCTGCCTTGAAGGCCTCCATCGAGACCACCTGAGCCTTATGGCGCTCATCTTCCATGCCCTTCTCCAGCGTCTGGCGGCGAGAGTGCCGCCCCCGCGATGCCTTGGGCCCCACCTCCAAGCCTGTTGCAGGGGAAAGAAAACCAGCACCACTGTCCATGGGCTGGCCGTTCTCCTGCTTTCCTTCTCCAATGGCCACCAGCTGCGAGTCCTTCTTGTCCATCGGTTACTGACCCCTGTATCGGTAACGCCGGCACCAGCGCCGGCGTCTTCACATTGCTTTCATCCGGTAAGGCCCGATGGGGTTACAGCGTTCCAGCAATTACTCCGTCACGGCTTTGTTCAGTCGCGCGGCCAGCTTGGGATTGAGCACGATGCCGGCCTCAGCCCTGGCGCTGTAGCGGGCACGGTTCTTGATGGACTGCTGCAGACCGCTCGAGGTGATCGCCAGCTCCGAATTGGCCTTGTTGAAGGCGCCGATCTTGCTGAGCACCGAAGCCCGGTCGCTGGCGTCGCCGTTGCGCAGGGCCATGGCGAAGGCGTTCACCAGCGACTTGCGGCGGTCGAGGATGTGCTGCTCGTAGTTCTTCAGCGCGCGGGTGGTCTCGTACTGCCTGGACACCTTCTCCGGGGCGAAGCCGTTGGCCTGCAGCAGGATCTCCCAGGGCGACAGGTCCGCGACGACCGGATCGCCGCGCAGGGTGTTGACGCCCTGGGTGGCGTAACGGCCAGCCTTGATCATGTCCTTGAGCCCCTTGGGCAGCATGGTCTCCACGCCGCGCATGATGTGGCCCTCGTCGACCTGCTGCTTGCCAACCAGCACGTTCTTCAGGACCCCGCCCATTGGCCCTGCGGCCTGCTCGAGCAGGTTGTTGAACATGCCGCGGCCGTCGAGCTCGCGATCGGCGTCGCGGATCCACAGGCTGTCCAGGCCGACACGGCCGGAAATGTTGGCCCCGGTCAGCTTGTCGGCCGGCCCGTGCAGCAGCAGATCCGCCCCGCCCTGCCCCAGCATGCCGGTGAGGAAAGCGCGCAGCTCGGTCTCTGCATCCCACGGCTCGTCGTCATCCCCGAAGGTGGCCTGGATGCCATTGAGCGCCCCCATGATCATGCCCATCATCGGCAGGCCCATGGCGCCGGAGAACAGTGCGCTCATGCCCAGCAGGCCGGTCAGGTTGCGACGTGCCACCCGGCGCACCTCGGGGTCCTGCCCCTTGGTGGCCTGCCACACCATCCGCCCGAGCGCCCAGGTCATGTTCAAGCTGTACTGCCGGAACATCAGCAGCACCTTGGCGGTACCGCTCTGCATGAAGCGGGCGCGGTTGGCGTTGCTGTAGTCGAAGTGGGTGTCGAAGATGGCGTCCCGGGCGAACTTCACCGCCTCGTCGAATGACTTGCCGTCGGCACGGGCCAGGCGGTAGGCGGCCATGCCGGTCGCCTCGCGGTTGACCACCTCGGTCTTGTGGAAGCCCCAGCCGATGATCTCCATGGCCTTGCTCCAGGCTGGGTTGTAGCCCGTCATGCCACCTTCGGCGATGCCGGCGAGATTGTGGGCCTGCGTCTTCTCGATGGCACCGGAGGCTTCAAGCGCCTGGTAGGCGCGGAGCTCGTCGGGGTCGGTCAGCGTCCTCTGGATGTTGCCCACGGTGCGCACAGCGTCGCGGCTGGCGGCCAGCAGGTAGTTCATGGCCTTGACCCCGCCGTGCCGTGCGGCCAGGTAGGGGTAGCTGACCAGGGCGGTCTGGGTCACGTTCACCAGCGCCGCCGCCGGCGTGGCGCCCAGGTAGTAGGTAAAGCCGAACGACGAGATCAGGTTGGTCAGCGCCGAGTCGGTCGGATTCATGATCCATTCGTGCCGCTTGCCAAGCTCTTCCAGGAGGGCGTCGCCCGCCACGATCTTTCGCGTGTCGACGCTGGGGGTTGCCTGAATCTTCTTCTGCGCGTCCTTCAGGTCGGTCAGCACCCCCTGCAGCTTGTGGGCGTATCGCAGTCGGGCGAGCTGGTGCGACCCGTGCTGCATGTTGTAGGCGAAGGCACGCACGGCATCAGGGTCGAAGCCAGGCACCGACTTGCGGTGGATCTGGTGCTTGCGCATCGACAGCTCCGGCATGGTCTGCAGATACAGCTGGTACACCTGGTCCTGGACCGCGTCGGATACATGCGCCGTCCGCAGCTGGTCGATCACGTCGGCAACGAAGGAACCGCTCGGTGCGTCCGTCGCCTTGCCCTTCGTCTTCATACCTCGGGCGGTAATAGCCCACTCCCTGCGCTCCAGGTCCTTTACAGCTCGATCCAGCTCGTTCTGCGATTCGAACATCAGGAAGGTGTTGGTCCCGTCCTTCTCCGCCGCAACGAAGAACTTGCCGAAGCGCTGCAGGGGGAAGTAGACGCCCTGCAGGCGTGCGGATTCGAACTGTTCGCGAACCTTGTGCACCAACATGCGGCGACTGCTATCGCTTAGGGCCGTTCCTCCCACCATGTCGCCGCCCTTCAGGTCCTCAATGCGTTGGACCAAGGCCTCCTCCACCGCGTCGGACCTGGCTCGATAGGCATCACGGAACTGGCTGTAGAACCTCCGCGCTTCGGGTGACAGCTGTGACCACTGCTCAACCAACGGAGCGTACTGCCGTTGCCGCCGTGGCTCTGCCTTCAGCATGGCCTTCAGCGCCTTGACCTCGTTCATGATGTTCGCCTTGGTGTCGCCGCTGCGCTCCCGCATCTGCTGCTGTTTCACCTTGATGGCGTGCAACACGTTCTTACGGTTGACCACCTGCAGGCCCTTCTCGCCGGGCATCCGGAACTGCAGGGGCTGGTACTCGCGCGACGGATCTACACCGTCCATGGTGGCCTGGTGCATGAGGTCGAACAGACGCCGGCTTTCCGCCTTGTTCTTGCTTGCCCACTGGCGCGCCGCCTCGGCGATCGTGTCGGCCTCCGCCTGCAGCTTGTTCCGATCGGCCTGCATTTCGGCCAGGTAGTCCGAATAGCGATCGATGGTCGGGAAATAGTCGCGTCCCAGCTCCGTCAGGTGCCGGGTGGCCAGCGCACCGAGCCAGGTGGGCCGCAACGTGTCTTTCACCTTGCTCAGGCTGAGGTCTTTCAGCTTCTGCCGGGCACGCGCCAGTACGTCGTCGCCCTGGATGCCCTGCTGGATCGCATCAATGTCCGCGAGCGCGTCTGCCGGCGGCATGCTGAAGAGACGGCCGCGCGCGGCCCGAGTCACCTCGGCGCCGTTGGGCAGCACCACGCTCCAGGTACGCGGCCCACTCTCAACCGGATCGGCCAGCACCTGGCCACCGGTGCGCTCGGCCTCAGCGCGCGCGGCACCAAGGGTCAGGAAGTCGGCCGGCCGGCCGCGCTCGTCGGCGAGGTACCACTGATCGTCGCGGCGGAGAAATCGACCACCGTTCTGCTCGAGGAAGGCCTCGCCGCGGCCGTCGATCTGCGGCTGTGCGAACGAGTAGGACCGCACCATTTCCCGCTGCGCCTGGGCCGACATGCCGGCACGCAGGAAGCTGTCAGCCTGGCTCAACAGGTCCCGAACCTCGGTCTCGGACCACTTCAGCGACGGCATGACGCGGCGCAGGAAGCGGCGGACCGCGGCGGCGACGCGGCTGGTGAAGCTGTTGCGGATCCCCCGCTCCGCCATGACGGCGATCGCTTCCTTGGCGAAGGTCTCGCGATCGACGGTGCCGTAGCGCTTGGTCACATCCGCCAGCACCGCCTTCATCGCAGCGGTGCCGGTGCCGTCGGCGGCCAGCTTGTCGATCGCGTCAACGATCTGGGTCCAGTCCTTGGCACCGACAACGGACTCAACGCCGTAGTGCCCGATTGCCTCGTGGGCCAGCACCTGCGCGAAGCGCTGCTCGGTGGCGATGTTGCCGGCGTTGATCCAGACCGTGGGCCGACCGTCGTACATACCCTCGGCGCGGCGATAGCCCGGATCCACCTTGGCGCTGGCAGGGAAATCCTCAGCCGAGCGCACCACGACCACGCTGGGCGCGTTTTCGCCCCAATGCTGGGTCAGGTCGGTTTTGAGCTGCAGCGCGCGGTCGAAGTCCAGGCCGCCGCTGGCGGCAGGAGCTGCGGATCGGTTTACCCGCCCGCCGGGCCCAGGTGCTTCAGCTCCGGATCCTTGGCCAGCTGCTCCTTCGCCCACTGGCCGGAGGCCCGGTACTCGGCCTGCAGCGACTCGATCTCGGAGGGCGTCAGCATCGAGACGTCCCTTGTCGAGGGTGAGGATGGAGCGCGCTTCGGATTCGGTGAGGCCTTCGAAGCCGTAGCCGAACTGGTCGCGCCACCAAGGTTCGATTGATCCGAAACGTTCACGGACGTCGGCCAGGCTCTGGGAGTTGAGGGCGATTTTCCGCGAATAGTCCTTGCCGGTCAAAGCCGTGGCCAGCACCACCTTGCCGCCGTTGTCCTCGATGTGGGTCTTCAGCTGGGCCAGGGTACCTCCCTGGGTCAGCGTGTCATCGATCAGGACGTAGTCGCGGCCCTTCTCCACCTTGCCGGTGAACGGGGGCTGGTTGGCCAGCCGGTGCAGGGCATCCCCGGCACTACGATTGACCTTGGCGGCCTGGACGATGTCTTCGGACACCTGCAGTCCCAGGCGCTGGGCCAGCACCTCGGCGGCCATGCGCGGGATGCGGTTGTTACCTGTGGCTTCCTGGGACTGCACGGCCACCACCAGGGGCTTGCTGCCCTCCGGCAGCGCAGCACGCACGTCCTGGACAAACTCCGGGGTGATGACGTCGCGCGCCACGCGCAGCGCCGCGGTGTCGTCGCCGGCTTTGGCTGCAGCGTAATCCGCGTGCGCGCTCAGGCGGCCGGGACGGTGAGCCGTCACGACGTCGGGGAAGTCGGCCTCCCAGCCACGGCGGGAGAAGAGCCGGACACCACCGGTCGGGCTCTCTTCGTGCTTGACCTCAGCGAAGAAGCGGTCGAAGGCGGCATTCATTGCCTGGCGCTCGGCGCCGCCGGGGAACGGCCGAGCGAGCTCGGTACCGACCGGCACCGCGAAGCGCGGGTCCGAACCGAAGGACATGAAAGCGCTGGCCCGGCCGGCATCCTGCAGGCGGTCCTCGACGTAGGAACTGAAGGCACGTGCCAGGAGCTCGTGCGGCGCGGTCCAGTAGTTGCCCACGCGGCCATCGTCCAGCTTTCGGGCCTCGGTCATGAACGAGGTCGGCACGTTCTTGGTCTTCGCCTCGCCGGCGTCTGCCGACTGCCACAGCTCCACCCGGCGCTGATACATGCCCATCGCATCGCGCAATCGATCCAGCGAGCCGGTGCGCTCGGAGTTGAAGCCGGTACGGTTGGTAACGGCTTTCAAGACACCGTCGAGCGCGTCCAGTTCTTCGTTGGTGAACCGGACGCCGCCGCCCTTGGTCGGCTTGGCATCGGTGATGAACGTCTCACCGTTGAGCAACCGATCTGCCGCTGCGTCGAACGCAGCCAGCTCCGGCTGCGTGGCCGGCCGCTTCCGCGATCCCCACGCCCGCTCCTTCTCGATGTGGGCCCGCAGGTCGCCCAGTTGCTTCTGCACCTGGTCACGGGCTTTGCCCAGGAAAGATTCGGCGCGCGCCGTGTCTTCGACATACTGCTCGGCACGGGTTCGCATGGTGTCCATCAGCTCCTGGAACGCCGCACGCAGCTCCGGACGCACGTTCCCCCGGAATCGGCTGGCATTGCTCAGGTAGTCGTCAACACCCGACGCCTTCATGACCTTGTCGCCGCGACTGTTGGTGATCTGTTCCGACCCCCGGCCGTCCTGCCGGCCGAGGTAGTGGTCCAGGGCGTGCATCCACTCGTGGGCCAGCGACCCGGCACCCTTGAGCTTGGTCAGGTTGATCACCGCATAGTCCCGCTCGTAGTGCGCGCGGGCACCGCTGAGGCCGTGGCCACGTGCACCGAACGCCAGGCCGATCTGGCCGTCCAGGCTCATCGCGCGCGGGGGCAGGTTCAGCAGCTCGGACAGGTCGACCAGCGCGTCGAAGGCGTGATTCATCACCTCCTGGCGCTCGTCCTGGTTGTTCCACTTGCCGAACTCAACGCCTCGGAATCCGAAGGTGTCCATGAACTGCTGGCCCTGGACATCGCCCTCGCGCCGCGCCTCACCAATGCGCATGACCTTGTCCGGCCGCGGCAGAGCGTCCTCCCCCACGGTGGTCTTGGTGTCGATCAGTGCTGGCGCGTTCTCGGCCATGTACTGCAGCGCCGCCGCGCGGGTGTCGAACCCGTCCTTGAGATAGACGCGCTTGCGGTCGGTGACGTCGCGCGCGATCGCCCAGTTGCCGGGCTCACGCTCCACGGCGCGGTGATTGCGAGCCAGCTCGACCATCGGGATTGCCGCGTCGGCCTCGGCCTGGCTGGCAAAGGTCTGCCGGCTGGCCAGCGGGTTACCCAAGCGACCCTTTTTCGCCTTGAACAGGCGCCAGGTTCCCGGGTTGCGCGTGTCTTCCATCGCGACGTACTTCTTTGACCAGGCTGCACCGGTGTTCTGGTCACCGTCGGGGTCTGCCCGACGCTGCGGCCGCGAACCAGTCGGCTTGGCCAGGTCCTTGCGCGCACCGCCCAGCTTCTCACCCAGGTCTTCGATCACCGCCGGACCAGCGGCCCCCTTCTGCGGCAGCGCAGGCACAGCGTCGGCCGCTGCGGTGCTGTCCTGTGCGGGGGCGGCAGCCTTGCGCGCCTTCGCGATCGGCTTGCCGAGCACTTGCTCGAGGTCGTTCGGCGACGGGGTGGTGCTGTGCCAGCGCGGCTTCTCGCCAGACAGTGGGTTGCCGGCGGAATCGACCTGCTGAACTTTCACCTGCCAGCGCTGATCCTTCTCCGGCGGTCGAAACTCGATCACTCGATCCCGGGTGTTGCCATAGGCTTTCACGACGCGCCCGGGCGTGAAGTAGGCGCCGAGCGTGCCAATGTCGCCGCGGTCGTACTGCGGAGAACCACCGATGCGTCGCACCTTGGGCGTATAGGCCGGGGGCTGGTCGGTCGTTGCCGGCGCTGCAGCTGCTGCAGCTGCAGGTTCACTTTCGATCTTGGCCAACCCACCACCGGTTTCCGACGGCGCACCGACGCTTTCGGCTGCTGTGCTTACGCCCTGCCCCGTTCCACCTGCGGGCGCAGCGGCCTGCGGCGTCGGCGCGGGCTCCGCTTCCGCCTGCTGGGCCCGGGTGACGCGGCGCGTGGTCTTCTTCGGATCGCGCACCCAGGCCTTGAACTGCTCCTGTGACATTTCCTTGATGCCGCCCAAGCCCGTCCAGCCCTTCGAGTAGTTGGCCAGGTAGGTCTCTCGGGCTTCCTGCTCCGACGCGGTGCCCATGATGACCTTGTGCTCATCGAAGGAGCCGTCCTTGTTGACCTGGTCGACCACGTACACCGGCAGCGCCGGATCCTCAGCGCGGTCGGTCATGAAGACGTCGACGTGGTCCTTGTCCTTGCCGACGGTGCCCTTGAAGTAGCCGTAGTGGTTCTTCAGCGCGGGCCAGCGCGGATCCCGCTGGCTGCCGGCGGGGTTCTCGATGCTGATGTCGTGTCCGTTGATGCGGACGTGACCCTTCTTGTAGTTGCCGGCTTCCTTCTGTGCATCCGTGGGCGCAGGCAGATCGTTCTGCGGGTTCGTCGCCGCCTCAGCAGCCGCGGTAGCCACCTTCGGCACCTCGGCCTGCGCGGGCACGTTGGTCTGGCCAGCGCTCGCCTCGGCCACGGACTGCTCCGGAGCGGTCCCGGCCACACTGGCTGTCTCCGTCGCGCCGGCTGCACGCGGCTCGGCGACCGGTGCGCGAGACGAACCGGTGTCCAACTGCGCAGCCGCATCACCGGGCGCGCGCTGCAATTCGCTGGCCAGTGGCTCCGGGGCGGATCGATTGGTTGGCGCGGCACCATCCAGCTGGAGATCTGCAGCCGGTGCAGCCTCCCTCAGCGACTGCTGCGCCGGCGATGCCGCGCCGGCGACTTCACTCGCTGCCAGGTTACCGGCATCGGCGGGCGGCTCAGTGAGGCCACGCCGACGCTCGCCCTTTACCTCGTCCAGCAGCGGGCGCACACGGGCGCTGGGCAGGCCGTACTGATCACGCATGGAGCGCAGCAGGGTCGGCGTATTGATTCCGCCATGCGTCTCGACCTGGTACTGCAGGCCGCTGTGCAGCAGCTGCTTGATGTCCGTCGTGGTCGGCTCTCGAAGCGCTTCACCGGTCTGGGCATCGACCCACGGCGGCGCGACCGCAGGCGCCGGAGGCGCCGCGGCGGCCGGAACTTCCGGTGTTACCAGGGCCGCCTGGCCTTCCTGGGCTTGCGGGGCGACAGGTTCTGCCTGCGCTGCCGCAGCTGTTGCGGTATCCGCAGGCTCACTGGGCCGCCGGGCCTGGGAAACCAGGTTGGCGATGCCGGCGATCGAGTCGGGGGCTGCGTCAGGGAACGGTACCGTCGGCTGCGGCCGCGCAGCGACGCGAGTCCCGTCAAAGGGAGCGGACATGCCGCGGCCCTGCGGAAAGCGCATCTCAGGTTCGGCCATGACCTCCGGGCGGACCCTGCCAGGCGTGATAGTGCCGTCCGGTGCAGCAGTCATCACTTCCGGCGGCGGAAGCGCCAGCATCTGGGGGATCGGCGGCGGCGGCAGCGGAGGTGGCGTCGGCGTCGGCCGGCGTGCCAGGCGTTCCCGCTCCGCATCAGCTGCCACTGCGGCCTGGTTGTTACCGCGGCTGGCGATCGCGCCGCCGGCGGCCATGCCGCCACCGAGCAGGCCGCCGATCGCCGCACCGGTACCAGCCGCTTCAGGGACACCTTCCCACGCTGCCTGGGTCGGGTCGACCTGGCGCTGGCCTAGGTTGCCGGCCAGCTGCGAGCCGCCCTCCTGGATGCCTTCTTCCACAGTCTCGCGCGCGGCGCCGGCCAGCATCGCTTTTGGCTTGCGCGCCAGGCCCCGGGTGAAGACGTCGGCTTCAAACGGCGCCGCAATGCGGCCGGCGATCGCCGCGATCGGTGCGGTGATCGCCTGCGCTTCCATCGATGCGCCGCGCGCGATGGTTTCCTTGACCGTCTGCGGGTCACCGCCGGCGGCGACCATGCGCTTGTATTCCGGATTGGCATCCCAGACCGACTGCGGCTGCGCCATCGCCTGCTGGTAGGTCTGCTGGCCCGCCGATCCGGTCTCCATGATCGTCGTCATGCCGGTGGCAGCGGCAGTCGCCGCGCGATGACCAGCGGCGGTTGCTGCCGTTTCAGCGGCCTCGGTACCGAGACCCTTGGCCAACGCACCCGCCAAGGCCCGTTCGCCCGCCCGCGCAGCCGCAAGGCGCGTGCCGGCGCCCATCGCGGCAACGTTTGGCACCTGCTCGGCCAGGAAATTGCCGATCAGTCGCGGCGAGGACAGCACCTTGCCGGCACTGGCGAAGAAGCCCTTGGTGTCCTGCAGGTCCTGTTTTTCCTGCTTGAGCGCATCAGACTGGCTCTCGCCGAGGTAGTCGGTGGCCATCTGCGTTGCCTTCGACAAGCCCGCGCTATCCGAACCAGCCCGGCGCCCGCCGAAGACTTCGGATGGCGTGCCTGGTACCAGCGCGGCGGTCTCGGATGCGCCTTTGACCCCCAGCCTGTCCAGCGCGCGCAGGCCCTGCCGCACGATGTTGGTCGGCTCCATGGAGTTCCGCTGCTCCACGGCGCCACCGATGATGTTGGCGGCGCCGGAAGCAATGCCGAGCCCGGTGTCCTTGATCGCCTCACCCCAGGATCGCTCCGGGCGCTTGGCCACCTTCTGGAACGGATCGCCCTGCACGGGGGACAGCGTCGGTCGGCGTGCAACCTTGTCGGTGCCTGTGGGAGCTGGTGCTGCGGCTGCGCCGGCGCCAAAGGGATTCCCATCGACCTTTTCGAACGTTGCCATCAGAGATTCACCTTCGAGTAGCTTCCGTCGTTGTTCTGCACGTACCAGTTCCCGTCTGGCGCCTTACGCGCTCCCTCCACGGGCGGGGCCTCTTGCGGGCGCAGCCCCGCATACAGTGGATCCGCATCAAGCTGGGCCAGGGCGGCCGTCTTCGCGGCTTCGTCCATCGTGACGTTCCCGGAAATGGCGTTGAATCGATCGGTGTAGGACTTCAGGCGGTCGGCATCGGTGAGCTCCCCGGTCTGACGCGGCGCCTGCGCGGCGCGCACGTTCTGGCCGTCGGCGCCTGTTACCGCCCGCCAACTACCGTCGCCACCTACAACACCCATGCTGCCGTCGGCCGCCACCGAGATCTCCGGCCGGCGAGCAATGCGGGCGGTTTCCAGCGATGCCTGCCGGTTGGCGGCGTTGTCTTGCATCTGTGCGTTGAACTGACCGGCCTGCAGCGCGCGGTTGGCGTCGCCCTGTGCCGCGACCGCGTTGACCTGGCCAGCGGCAAGATCGGCCTCATCCTGGGTGCGGAGCGCAGATGCGCGCTCGGCCTGGCGCGCGCCGGCCTCGCCCAGGATTGCCTGTGCTACTGCGGCGCGGCCACTCGGGCTGCCTTTCAGGCTGGCGCTGCCCATTGCTCGGGTGAGCTTGTCCACCGTGGTGTCGGCGGGGTTCTCAATGATCCCGCCCTGGCGACCACGCTGCACGATCTGCGGCGTTGGCCGCGGAGCCACCAGCGTCGGCGCTGCAGGTGCAGCCGCAAGGGGGAACACCATGGGTGCCAGCGTGCCACCGGCCGGCGCGGCCGCAGCACCGCCGCTGGCTGCGATGGTTGCGGCGGAACCGGTGAACACCGAATTGCCGTTGGCATCCACGGTGCGAGTAATGCCCGCTGGCAACGTGGCAGTGCGGCCATCCTGTGTCGTGTAGGTGCTCGGCGCAGCTGCTGCGGGGGCGGTGGACGCCCGGGGCGCTGCGGCACCTGCAGCGCCCGCCAGGGGCGCCGTGGAACTCACGCTGGAACTGACCCCGGTGAAGTCTGCCCCGATCGACGGCCGCCCAGCCAGGCGCGAACCAGCGAGGCCTGCAGTCGAGTCAACGCTCGAGCTCACAGCGCCGAACGTCGGTTTCGGCTTCGCGGCACCGCCGAGCCTCGCCGGTGCGATGCGGCTGAGCGCGCTGGCGGCGCCACCAATCGGATTGAGCTGGCTGGGCGCCCTCAACGGCTGGCCCTGTTGTGGCGACGGCGCCGCGCCGACGGCTGCGCGGCCTGCATCACGCACGAAGCCGGCCGCTTCGCGTCCTGGCGCCGTCACCGCGTCGGCGACGGTACCCGCCGCGCGCAGGCCTGCGCCGGCGGCCTGCCGCGCCATCGTGGCGGTTCCTGCGACACCGCTGCGCAGCGCCGAGCCGAAGGCCGTGCCGGGGCTCGGCCGGGCGGCAATGCGGGGCTGCCCGGGTGCGACGCCGGCAGGGTTCAGTTCGTCTCGATCGTTGATGGCCATGCGATTCCCCTATTGAAGTTGAGGCGGATCAGGCGTCCGCGATCTCGCCCTGGAAGCTGTAGTTCTGCGAGCAGGAGTTGGATTTGCTGCGGCCGCTGGAAACGCTGGCCCCGTAGTTGACGGCGCTCATCGTGCTGGCGGCGAGCTGGCTGGAGATCTGCGCCTTTGCCCGCTGGATCTCCGCCGACTGCGCCAGCAGGCCGAGCATTTGCTGGATGCGCATCTGGGCCTGCTGCAGCTGTACGTCGACGTCGGCGCGTTCCCGCGCCAGTCCGAGTTCGAAACTGCGATCGGCCGCGGCCGAGGCCGCCTGCTCCACGCCGGCGTCGGCGCTGTAGATCCGCGCCTTCGCGTCGAACGCCTGGCCGACAGCAGCCAGTCGAGCGCGCTCTCCGCTCAGCGTCGCGTCCCAACGAGTGATGCCGGCACGCCACACGTCCAGGTCAACCCCGTGCTGCGCCATGCGCAGGCGCTCGGCCTCGAATTGCATGTTGTTGCTGGCCGCCCAGGCATCGACACGCTTGGCATTGGCATCGACCAGCGTGCGATACAGATCCGCCCGTTTGCCCTCGCCCTCCACACTGGCCGTGTAGCCCTGCCACTCGGCGACGTGGGCACGCCAGCGCGCCTCATAGGCGTCGACCTGCGCGCGGTACTTGTCGATGCCGAAGCGGTTGATGTCCGCCTGCACCTTCACCGCCTCGACGCGGGTGCGGTAGAAGTCGGCCAGGGTGGTTACACCGCGCAGCTGCGACTCGTAGAGGCGCACCCGCTGCTCATTGATCTCACCCCGTGCCCGCTCCCCTTCGATCTGGGCCCGGAATACCTCGACCTTGGCCAGCTCCGCCTGGATGCGATCGCGCAGCACCTGGGCGTCGGTCTGGTAGGCCTGCAGGCGAGCGTTGAAGACCGAGATCCTGGCATTCAGCACGGCGATGACGGTTTCGCGCTGGAACGTCGCCGCCTGCAGCATCAGCTTCTGCTCGTCGGTGTGCAGCTGCGCCAGTGTCCCTTCCAGCGCCGCGCCCTGAGCAATGGCCATGCGCTGGTTGGCCAGCGATTCTTCGAACTGCTTGATCGCCGCATCACGAGAGGCCTCGGCCACGGCACCCTGCCCGGTTTGCCGGACCTCCAGGATCCTCCCGGCCAGCATGCCCTGGGGCTCGGCAAAGCCACGGGCGGCGAACTCCGAAACCGCCTGGTCGACGTTCCGCTGGGTGTCCAGCTCGATGCGGCTGCGGGCGCGTTGGAAGATCGCGTCCTCGATGATCCTTGGCAGGGCCTGGCTACCGACGATCATCGGCTTCAGCGTGGCGGTGAGCGTGTCCACCAGCGTGCTGACATATGGAGTGGCCTCGAACTGCCAGGTTTCGTTGAACGGCGGCTCGATGAAGATTGGCTTCTCCGCCTCGAACTCCGGCAAGGCAATGTTCGGCACGTCGGGCAGGTTCAGTGCCTCGAACGTCGGCACCTGCGGCAAGACATAGGTCGGCTCCGCCGGCAGCACAATCGGCGCCGGATCCACAGGAAGCGTGGGCTCGACCACGTTCGGCGTGGTCGGCTTCGCTCCGAACGCGAGCGTCGGTGGTTGAGCGTCGAGCTCGGGCGCTTCGCTGATCGAGATCGGAGCCGCTACGAAGCCGGGCGCGCTGGGCAGCGGTACGTCAGGAGCGCGGAATTCCAGCGCCCCTTCATCCAGGTCGGGGCGGCGCGGCCGCTGGAACGTGGCCTGCGGATCGGCAAAGCGAAAGTCGACGTTGAAGTCGATCGGATCCAGCCGAACGCTGTTGAGGCCCTGCAGGTTGGACACGGCCATGTTGTACGTGGTCGAGCCGAGCTCCATGAACTTGTCATGCGCGCTTCCGACCAGCGTGATAGCGGCATCCGCCGACAGGTCAGGACACCAGGTAGTTGCCATTCATGCTTCTCCGGTCAGCTCCACAGGACGTAGATCGATACGTCCCAACGATTTGCACCTTGTGTCGCCACGGCGGCTGCCCCGTCGGGGCCGTTGTAGCTGGTCTGTTCGCCCATGTAGTAGGCGGCATATCGGTCGCTGTCGATGCGATACCGCATCTCGAGTGTGCGATCGTCGACATCGCCCTCGATCTTCAGCAGGAAGTCAGTGCCTACGGCGAATCCAGGAAGCTCGGATGTCTCTTCGCCGTTCACCATTCCGTTGTTGAAGGTGAGGATCCAGTCGCTGGGTTGAGGGTCTTCGCCGCAGTCCTGAACAAGGTTGAATGGCTCGCGCCAGAAACAAGGTCCTGCCATGGTCATCCCCTGGTACGACGATCAAGATAGATCGGCCTGAAGTCGATGGCTGCGAGCTCGAAGTCGGCGCCGTCCACGTTCTCGATCACGAAGTCGAAGTCGACGGCCTTGATCCCCTTCCCCAGCTTCCAGCGGGTTTCTCGCTCGCTCGATGCCGGTCGCTCCAGGATCCGGTAGATGGCCGCTTCCTTCTGGCCGCTCTGCTCGTTGACCGTGATCACATGCAGCAGCAGCGCGCCCGTGGCGGTGTAGCCGACAAACGCCTCGGGCAGCCGCTTCAGGCGGCGCGTGCCCAATGCGGAAAGGCCCAGCCGCAGCCGCGCAGCAATCGGCGTGCCGTCGTCGTCATCACCATCAAGCCGGTGCAGGCCGTCCGCAGCCGCGGCGTAGTAGCGACCGCCGATCTTGGCGAAGCTGTTGAATGGGTACTGGGTGTAACGACTCAGCGCGCGGCTTTCGGTGTTCATGACCCATGCGACGTATTCGCCGGTGTCCAGCGCCAGGCGGGTCACGAATCCCAGCCCGTCCTTCAGCAGCTGGGCCAGCTCGGCCGTCGCGCTGCCGGCGGCGCCGACGAGCAGCTGCTCATCCACCATCACCACGCCGGTACCGGCTTCGAATGCCGCGGCATCAGCCAGCATGCCGTCCACCACGCGCTCTGCCGCGCGCTGCAAGCTCGCCACCAGGTCCGAGCCCAGCAGTCCATCGGTGACCGTCTCGGTGCGCAGTGCTTCGGTGAGGGCGCCGAACCACAGGCCGCCGACCAGGGCGTTCAACGCATCGGCGTAGGACGTGGCCACCCCCAGCATCAGCAGGCGGTCGATGACGCGCTCCAACCTGATCGAGTCAGCGCGAATGTCCGAGGTGAAGGCAACCCCCTCTTCGACCAGCAGCATGAACACCACCGCTGCCGCGTCTTCCAGGCTCAGCGTGTCCTCCGTCCTGCAGCTGGCCAGCAGCGCGCTGCGCCGGGCCTCGTCGATGGAGAGCACTTCGTTCAGCACGTGCGTTGGCAGGCTGCTTCGGTTCTCGCCGATAGCCAGCGATGAACGCGGCGACGCAAACCAGCGTCCGCCGAACGCAGAGATCATGCGCGGTCGGGCAGACAGGCCTGCATAGGCAAGCGGCGTGGTGACCTGTCGACCGCTGCCATACAGCGCCAGGCGCGCGCCGCACGCTCCACGGCCGGGGGCAGTCTGGAAGCCTGCAGCGCGCACGTTGATCGCCGCGGCACCGCCGCCGATGTCTCGGCCGTAGCCCTGCCCGGATGTGACCAGGTTCAATGCGGCGGCACCGTTGGCGGGTACCACCGGGTCTACCCCGCCGCCGAAGTAGATCTGCCCCTGTCCAGACGAGCCCAGGCGCAGCACGGCACTGCCGGCGGCGCCCAGCCCTGAGCCAACCCCCACGGCCCTCAGTGACAACGTGACCTGGCCACGCCCCTCGATCTCCGCATGCTGCAGCGGCAGGAACTCGATGGTCATTCGATGAAGTCTCCGGTCGCGTAGATCGCACAACCCACGACCACGACCCCGTGGCTGGCTTGCTGCGACGTGTAGAAGCGCTGTCCGCTGTGCAGGTAGTGGACGGTGCCGCCGATGCGCCTTACCTCCCAGAGGTCCTGGGGGTCATAGAACCGGATCGGCGACACGCGACGGCCGCGTTCCAGCACGCAGGCTTGCAGGCGGCCACCCTCGCTTTGATGGAAGTACAGCCCATGTCGGACCCGGGCCGGGTCAGACAGCTCCGCCTCGTCCAAGATGGCGAGCCCGACCACCACACCAACGGCGCGACTCATCGTCAGCCGCATCGCGACATCACCGTCGAGCTCGTCCGCGCTATCCGCACCGGCGTCCCATGCGAAGACCGAGAGGTATTCCCTGCGCGGAGGAACAGCCGGCACGGCAGGCTCCGCCTTCTGCTCCGGATACGTCGTACAGGTGACGGGGCCAGGCGGCGAGGTCTGAACGAACACACTCCTGCAGAGCATGTAGCGCACGTAGGTGACCCCGTTCTGCTCTTCGTAGCCGAGGATGGTGGCGCCTTTCGGCAACTGCACAGCGCCGTTGCTCGGCGCCGGCATCCGGCCTTCGCTGCACTCCTGCCGCCAGTAGCCCTGAGCAGGCGAGGCGCCGCAGACGGTATAGGAAGCCCGGTACGGCACCGCAGGTTTCGCGGGCTGGGGCGGGACGTACCTGGACACTGGCGGCTTGGACAACATGTCAGCTGGCCTGGTCGGCAACCACGTTGAAGATGCTCACGCCGGTGCTGTTGCTGCCGTTGGCCGTCATCACGTCGCTGCTGAACAGCACGGCCGCATTGGAGGCAGGCCCGCCCGCAGTGCCCTGCAGGCGAACGCCGGTGGTGGAACCACGGCCATCGTCGGCTGCAGCGCAGAAGCGGTAGAACGAGGGGGAAAGGCTCGTGGCACCGGCATTGGCACCCTCAAACTGGATCAGGCCTTCCCACTCTTCGCTCGGTGCCTTGGGCAGGACATTGCCGACGGGAGCGGAGAAGGTCAGGCCGCCGCCGCTGACCGAGAGTTTCGCCAGCTGCGTGTGACTGCCCACCATATCCAGGGCAGCGTCGGCCGAGGCCGGTACCGGCCCAGCGAACACGTAAAGGAAGCCGCCGTCGAGGGCATTCTTGACCTGCCCCAGCAGGGCCTGCGCGAGCGGGATGGAGATCGTCATGGTGCTGTTCCTTCGTCAGAGTGGGGGGATCGCAAACCACCATTCACCGATCTCGATGCTGGTGTCGGTGGCCATGGCCAGGGTGGGCAGGCGCATCTGGAAGTCGCCCGGGCTGTCGTCGTCTAGACCGATCGCGCCATCGATGCGGGGAGATTCGAAGGAGACCGCGCCGGCGTCGGGCGCGTTGCCGACCAGGCGGAACCAGCCCGCGGTTCCCGCGGCGAGCCCGCGAAGTACCCACCGCTGGGCGGCGTCCTTGTAGACGTAGCGGCCGTTGCGCACGAAGCTCAGGCCATTGGCGGAAACGCCTGGCTGCCAGACGCCGCCGTCAACGGTGATTCTCGCCAGCAACGCACCGGTGGCCGGCATGTCTGCAGTTTCCGGCTGGGGCCCGGTGCGGATCTCGATGCAACCGGCGCGGAAGATCCCCTCGAATGCCGACGGGCCAAGGATCGACGCCTCGAACCCCGTAGAAGTGTTCACGGCCATGAAGGCTCCTAGATGGGCTTGGGTAGGACGGTCAGCGGGTAGAAGCGCCTGTCCTCGGCGGTAACGCCGAGCAACGCCCCCAGGTCATGACCCGTCAGGTAGTTCAGTGCACCGGTGTAGGCGCCAGGTATCGAGACGCAGTAGCGCCCCTTGTTGTAGTTCCAGCCCCCGGCCCAATCGAAGCCGAGGAAGTCCCTCACGCCCTGTCGGTCCATCATCAGCGGCACCAGCAGCGAGGAACCGCTGAACGCAATCAGGCCCTCGCGGGGGTGCTTGTTCCAGATCACGCCGGTCTGGTTCGGTGTGCGTGGCCCCCAGCCAGATCCGCTGGCGCCAACCCAGTAGCTGCCGAACACGAGACCGTCGGTGACGGCGCCAGGCGCACGCGTGTCCAGGCCCGGAAACGGTGCTCCGGTGCCCGAGCTCGGATCCCATGCCACAGGCTCGGGTTCGCCATACACCATTCGGCCTGCCATGTAGGCGAATGGCTGGATCGTGTGGGCACCGTTGAAACCCTGGATCCGCCATCCCGAGAACAGGTTGTGGCGCACGTCCATGTACGCCAACAGGTGATAGTCCTGGCGGTCATTGCCGACCGCGAAGTCCCGATCGATCAAGGTGATCTCGCCGCCGTCGAACTCCAGCACCACCGACACGCGCACCAATCCCTGGTAGTTGTTGGCCTCCACAGCAAACCGCCCCTCGCTCCGCCGCAGCGCCAGATAGGCATCTTTCCGCTCCATGCCGGCGAAGTCCGACACGACCAGGCCGCGCGTGGGCGCGACCAAGGCGAAGTTCCCACCACTTCCGGCGTAGTTGCCCTGCAGGTAGGCGGCCTGGACTGCGTTGTGGGTGATGCCGCTGTCGGAGATCTCCACCTCCTGGGTCATGGTGTTGATCAACGCAGCGACCGCCGTCTGCTCACTGTTGACGGTGCGTATCGCCCGGGTGCCATCACCGTTGAAGAACCACGGCATGGCCGAATCGGTGAACGTGTTCCCCGAAGTGCTGCCCTCCGGATTGATCTGCCCGGGCGTCATGCCCAGCAGGCGGTGGCTGCCGGGCTCGACGACCCAGTCGCCCTTCTGCGGCGTCCCCTCGTTGCGATGCAACCTGAAGGCCACGAAGGCCGACTGCGCGGTGGTGGGCTGCCCCTGGGTGTAGTTCGTGAATGCCACCAGCAGCTCCTGGGCTCCGGCTGACGTCTTGCGCACGCAGGCGGAGTTGACGCGCCACGATAGGTATTCGGGCGGATCCTGCTGCAGTTCCTGGGCGTACGAGATCCGGTCGAACAGCGCCTGGCCCTGCTGCAGCACCCAGCGCGCGCCGATGTCGAGCAAGGCAACGTCGTGCACGTACCTCGAGCAGAAGCCATAGAACGACAGCGCCAGGTCCTCGCCGTCCTTCCAGTCGATGTTCCCGAAGAAGTACAGCCCATCGGGATACAGGTCCGGCCGGTTGTAGCTTTCGTAGCGGGCGCTCTGGATCTGATCGACCACATCCCATCTCCGCCAGTAGCGGGTCACCACCCGGCTGCCGGCGAACTCCAGCCACCCGGTCGGATCGTTGCCTGTCGGATCCACCTGCGTGCCACGCTGCGCCGGATCGCCCGTGGGCACGTCCCATCGCGGCCAGATGATGAAGCCGCCGCGGGGTTCCGGCGGTTCCTCTACCGGCGGTGGCCCCGGGGCAATGATCGTGACCCGTGGCAGCTCGCCGATCTTCTCGGCCAGCAGCACAGTGCCGTCCTGCAGCTCCCGGCGCAGGTTCGCGATTCCGAGGCCATTCCGTTTGGCCTCTTCGAGCACGAAGCCCAGCAGCTTCCTTGCTTCCGGGACGTGCTGAGCCGCGACTTCCCGATCGCCAACGACCACGATCGGCGTCCACCCGCTGTACCGCGGCCCGCTCATCAGGTGACGTCGCCCTCGTCCTTGGCCGACAGCACGTATTCCAGCGCCAGCTTGTCGCCGGCGAGCTGGTTGGTGCGCGGCGTTGCGAAGCGGGTAGCTGCGATCAGGATGTTCGCCGTGGCGCCCTTGGCGGACCCCGTCAGCAAGCCGATGCCGTAGAGGTTGTAGGGCCCGCCTGCCGAGTAGACCAGCGTCGCCGCGGCAAGCGCGGCGCTATTGCCGATCGCCTCAGCCGTCGAGGGTGTGGTGGTCCAGGGCAGACGGCTGGCGTTGGTGTACCCCGTGAACTCGGTGGCCACGTCCTTGAAGGTGGATCCCTTCCAGTCCGCTGCCGGCGTCACGTTGCCCGCGAATGGCGCCAGGTAAAAGGCTGTCTGCTGGCTGGTGCCCCCGAGTGCGGTGTTGAGGATGTAGTTCAGGCCCTCCTTGACCAGTCGATTCGGGTCCACCTGCCATGGACCGAACTCACCGCCTGCAGTGGCGTGGGCATGCCGGAAAGTGCCGCCGATGGTCGCGCGCGCCGCGGGAATGTAGATGCCCGCTTCGGACAGCTCGTATTTGTGCCGGCGGATTGCGCGAATGGCGTCGCGCCCCACCGTGCCCAGATTCTGCAGGGCCTTCATGATTTTCATCGGTTTGCTCCTTCGGTGGTTACCATTTGCCCGCGGGGCAGGAAGCCCCTTGGAATCGGGTCTTGCTTGCCAGGGGACAGCTGCAGAGCCTGCAGCGCAGGAAAAGGCGGCGTCCGAGCCGTTCGACGTTCGGACACGCACGGCAGATATCCAGGCGACGCTTCACGTCGTCTGGCTTGGCCAACACAGCCATGGCTCAGGGGTCTCGGTGGATGACGTGGGCGACTGCCCGGTCGGTGACGGCCAGCGCCTGGCCCTTGGGTGCCCGCAGCGCTGCGACGAGCTGGCTCAGTCCGTCCTGCTGGCGCAGTAGCAGTGCGGCATGGTCGGCGTCATCAACGACCGCCTCACCCTTCTTCAACCCCTGCACCTGGCCGCCCGGCAGCCCGATGCAGAAGTAGCCATCGCGGGCGAGCCAGATCAGCACCGGTGCCGCGGACTGCAGTCCAATCACGTCACCGTTGACGACCATGGCCGAGCCCGGCACCGCGCCGCTACCGCGCGCGACTGCCTGGGTGTAATCCTTGGGGTCCGCGCCGGCGTACCAGTAGGTCCGCGCGCCGGCGGCGACATAGAGGCCTGCGCCATCCGGGGTTCCGTCGCCAATGGGTTCCATCAGATCGATCGGCGCGTTGAAGCGCATGCGGTTGGTCGCGGGCCGGAACATCCCGTATCGCAGCGCCTCCGACCACAGCACCTCCTGGCCACTGGCTACGAACTGCCGGCCGTGCGCACCACGGACGATGTGGCCCGGTGGCAGTGGCCGCAGGAACTGCGTGGTGAGCGCCCTCCCCTCGCCCGGCGCCAGCACCGGTGCCGAGCGGGTGCCGGCGGGCAGGATGACGTACTGCCGCATCACCTGGTCATTCGGCCCGGAGACGTACACCGCGACCGAGACTGTGTCCGGCGCCACCGGCAGCGGAATATCACTGAGCTCGAACCCGCCGCCCTCGGCGACGTCGATCGCCGCGGCCAGGGTACTGCCCGATTCCCGCCCCAACCGATCGATGAAGGTCGCCGCTACCTGGTACTGACCTGGTGCAAGGGCGCTGTCAGAGGTTGGTTCCAACAGCGGTTGGCCCGCAGGGTGTTCCGGCGACCAGGGTTGCACCTGCAGGTCGATGTCGAGGACGCCGCTGGCGGTGCTGTTGCTGAAGAAGACGCGATCGCCGATCAGTGCATAGCTCAGCGGATCCAGGCCGACATCGATGCCCAGCGCTTCCACACGCTCATCCTCGTGCAGGGCATGAAGCTGACCGCCATCGACGAAGAGCCCGTGCTGCAGTTGCCCATGGCTCCACAGCGAATGAGTCAGCGCGCCCGGGCGGAAGCGCTGGTGCCCGCGCCGGCGCTGCGGCCGGCCGGCGGCGTCCAGGTCAACGTTGTCGGCCTCGCGCAGCGCGCGCGGGATGCCGTTCTCATCGGTCGGCAGCGCTCCTTCCCCGGCCACGTTGTTGATGCCCAGGGGCCAGGGGCCTGCTGGGCGGAGATCTTCATCGCGAACGGGCATGTCAGAACCACATGGGTTGGGTGCCGGTGGTGGGGTCGATCGACAACTGCTGCAGCGCCCGCGCGGTGGGCCGCTCGCCGAAGTAGCTCTCGAACAGTGCGAGGTGACGGTCGGCGTCGGCGGTGCTGCGCTGCTCGGAATCGCGCTTGTTCAATGCCCGCCAGCAGGCCCAGTGCACCAGCTTCGGGTGGTGGATGGCATCGATCACCGGCTCATCCTCGCTGTCTTCCATCGCCTCGGCGGCTTCTGGCACGCGCCAGAGGGTGAGCTGCAGCACGTCCGACTCTGCCGGTACCGGGCTGACCGATACCTCGCGCGCCTGCCGATCGCGCACCAGATACTCCGGGCGCCCTGCCTCGGTGCGCCAGTGGCAGTGCCGTCCGTCCAGGGCGCCGCTGGTGGTCCGGCAGAGCGGGTCGGACAGATTGCTGGCCAGCACCGCGCGGCGAATCACGTACACGGTTGGATGGAGCGTGTAGTCAGCGCGGCCCGGCTCCAGGTCGATGTGGCAAATATCGGGGCGGCCGCTCTCCACGAGCAGCCGCGCCCGAATGCACGCCTCTTCCACAGCTTCGTTGAGATGGCGGGTCAGCACGGCGTCACTCCACAGGTAGGGAGCCACGTCGTCGTCGAGCTCTTCCCGGCATTCCTCGATCAACTGGCTGAGGGTGCGCGCCTCCACGTCAGGCTTCCTCGAGCGCCTGGCTCAGCACCTTCAGGGTGGTGCTGCGCTGGTCGGGTTCGGGCTTGGCCAGCTCCAGGTCGAGGGCGGCCTTGATCACGACCTTGGCGATGCCGCCCTTGGCCAACTCGGCCTTCAGCTTCTGCCAGCTCAGTCCGTTCAGTTGGGCCGCGGCTTCGACGATCTCCGGCGGCAGCGTAGCTGCGACGTTCGCGCCTGCTGGCGGCTCACTGCTGCCGGTGTCGGTGCTCGTGGTGCTGCTGGCGCCCGCGTCCGCGCCGCCGGCATCGGTACCGGTGTTGCTGACAACCGGCGGCGCCGGCGGTTCCTGGCCTGCGGCCGGGTCGACCGGCGGGACCGGCTTGGCGGTGGTCTGCAGGCTCTGGGCCCGGGCGATGTAGTAAGCCTCCGGAATGCCCAGCAGCCGCTGGATGTGGTCGGAGTTCTCGACGTCGGCGACGTGCTCCGAATCGGCATTGGCGGGATCGATCGGCACGAAGAAGTACACGGTGCCGTCCAGCTCCACGGGCGCCTTCGGGCGCTTGAACTTGCATGCAATCAGCATGGGATGCTCCTGGTAGGCGGGGCTGCAGGCGCAGCCCCGCTACGGTTGGGGGCTCAGGCCGGGAAAGCAGCCAGGCGCAGGATCAGCTCGCCCTGCTGGGCACCGGGGGCGGTATTGAGCTTCACGTACACCGGGCGGTTCACCGGCTTGGAGCCCAGGGCCTCGGCAATCAGATGCAGGCTCACCGGGACGAATGCGGCGGTATCGGCAACCACCGCGGTCGGCGCGATAACGGTGTTGCCGGCCGCCGAGGCGCCATCGATCGCGTCGGGGATGAAGACGCTCACGTTCTGCGCGGCGAGCTTGCCGCCGGCGTCCAGCTTGGCGAACAGGCCGGAGCCCTGGCTGTGCAGCTTGTGGTTGGCCGGCAGCTCACCGATCAACACCAGATCGCCATCCGCACCGGCTTCAACCGGCCAGCTGTAGTCGTTGACCACCAGCAGGCCGGCGGCCGGCGACGATGCGCCGCTATTGCGGCCAATTGCGAGTTTCGTGGACATGGATTTCTCCTGCGAAGGATGTAGGTTCTGAACGCAAGAGCCCCGGCGTGCCGGGGCTCTTGGTGTGAGGCTTACTGCGGGTTCGGATCGGCCGCGGCGGTGTCCAGGGCGATCGTGCCGAAGTCCTTGCCGTTGAAGCGCGTCTTCTTGATGCCGAAGATTGCGCCGGCGCAGATCTCGATGTCGTTGCCATGGTCGAGCGGAACCTCGGACCAGTCGAAGCGCAGTCCGTTGCCCGGCGAACCGAAGGCCAACACCAGGGCCTGGCGGCCCAGGTACAGCGCGCGAGCCGCTGCAACGTTGCCACCGGCGCCGTAGTCCCCGAAGCGCACCACGGACTTGTGCTTGTGCAGGATCGTGTTGCCGATCATGCCCAGGTTGTCCTTGAAGATCGGGTTGCTGGCACCTTCAGCAGCCGCAGCCGCCTTCTGGATGTCCAGCCAGTTGCCCGGATCCGTTGAGGTCTTCAGGTCATGCGCCTGGAACGGGTGCATGACGGTGACGAAGTGCTCGCCGCCGGCAATGGTGATCGGCTGGATCTCCGCCACCTGGGTCGAACCACCACCCTGCGAAGCGGCCTTGGTGTTGGCGCGCTCGATCAGGACCCGGCTCATCTTGCCGGCCGCGGTCAGCGATGCCTTGCTGGCGCCGTCGCCGAACAGGATGTGCGAGCTGTCCGGCGACTCGAACGCGTTGCCTGCGCGGCCTGCGTAGTTCAGCGGGACGTTGTAGTCCTCGTTGATGCCGCGGGCGCCCGAGCCGTACATGAAGAAGAGCTCGTCGTAGAAGCGCGCCCAGAATTCCGTCAGGCGGTTGCGGCCGACCTTGCGCAGGTCGTGGACGGTGCGCTTGCGGCTCATACGGCCACCGCAGCTCACCGGCTTGCGGGCCTGGTCGATGAAGACCTTATCGGTGAAGAAGTCGAGCTTCTCGCCCTTGCCCTCGGCCTTCTGGTCGCCTTCGATGACGCCACCGGACAGCTGCACGGACAGGTCGTAGCTGATGGTGTCGCCCGCTTCCTGTTCCAGGTCGGTCTGCAGCATGACCGGCATCGAGGTCTCCGACCCCTTGCCCATCATCTTGCGCGTCCAGTAGGACTGTTTGGATACCGAAACCATGAGGTCCGCAGACCACAGCTTCCGGGCCTTGGGGTCGTTCAGACCCACGATCGTCTGTGCCATGTTGCTTCTCCAGGGAGATCACGGCACTTCTGCGCCTCTGTCGTTGACCCGCACTACTGCGCAGGTGTTTGAGGATGTTCAGCCCGCTGTGGGCGTTGGCCGGCGCGCCACGCGCTGCAGCGCGCCGCCAGTAGGTTGCTGCTCACCGGCTCGCGTGATGGTCACCGGGGTGTTCGACTCGATGATCACGCGCGAGCGCTTGCCGCTCTTCTCGGTGAAGGTGATCGATGCGCCTGACCCGGACGGGATCAGGACCACGTCGCCAGGCTCCAGGGTGGTGTGCAGCTTGGGCATGAGGCTCAGTTGTCCGCCACGAAGGAGCCCGGCACGTCGCGCAGGATCCGATCGCGTTCACTCTCCGACTTGCCTGCCAGGAATGACTCGATGTCCTCGATGTTGTCCATCCCGGCGGCCGCATCGGCGGTCGAGCGGGAGGTCGGGTCTGCCGCCGCGGGCACGGTGCTCAGGGTGTTCGGCACTTCGGCCAGCGGCGCGCTGCGGTCCGGCTTTGCCGGCGCCTGCGCTACCGGCGGCGCCGTTGCCGCGGCGGAGGCCTGCAGCAGACCCTCGGTCACCAGCAGATCGCGCGCGCCGGCCAGGATGTCCCAGTCGGTGAGCTGGCGGCCAGCAGCTGCGGCCTCGTTGACCACCGACTGCATCGCCTGCTCCCACGCAGCGAAACGCATCGGGCTTGCGGCGATCGCGGCATTCTCCGGGCGGGAGAGGAACTGGCGCTGCAGGTATGCCCAGGATTGGTCGGCATTCTGCTGGCTCATCTGCTGCTGCAGGGTGGCCATGTCCTGGGCGCGCTCGACGCGGCTGCGCTCGTCGCGCAGATCCTCGTACTGCTGCTCGTAGGCCTCATCCTCCACGTCGCCGGCCTTGTACTTCTCCTTCAGGGCCTGCAGCTTGCCGTTGATGTCGCCGATTTCCTTTCCATAGTCACGCTCGTCCGCCGCATAGGTCGGCACGAAGGGCGTCGCCGGCGGCGGTTCGGACACTGCCGGGACCGCCGAGGCGGCGCCTTCAACAGCTGCAGCAGCTGCTGCAGCCGGCTGTGCCACACCTTCCGCTGGCGTTGCTGCAGCTGCAGGAGAAGCTGAGCCATCGGACGCCGGCGTAGCGGTCGCGGGTGCTGCGGCGGCCGCCGACGTCTCGGCGGTGCCGGTTGCTGCGGCGGCATCGCCAGGGGCGGCACCGTCGGCGCTGGCCAGCGCCGCACGCTCGCCCTCGGTCATTTCCAGTTCGTTCGCGGCCAGCGACTGCTGGCCCGCGTTGTCAGGCTGCTGCATGAGCGGTTTCCTCGGGGGTCTGTTGGGTGCTCAGGAGGCGGTCGGCCGCCGGAGCGAGGGGGAGCAGGATCTCGATCAGCTCGGCGACGTTGAGGGCGTCACCCTTGGTCTTGATCTGCAAAGACTTGGCCTTGGCCATGATCTCTTCGCGCTTGGCCTCGTCCAGTCCGACCTTGGCCATACGCTCGCGCAGGGCGACGTCCCGCTCCTGTGCTTCCTGCTGCTGGCGCGCCTGCGCCTCGGGGCTGTCGACGTCCTGCTCGTTGTCGGACTGCCCGGTGATCTTGCGGATCCGCTGCACCACCTCGTCCTTGCCCGGCATGTCGATCATGTCGAAGGCGAGGTCCAGCAGCTGGACGGACATCTCCGGCGGCAGCTTGCCGAGCATGTCAAAGAACTGCTCCGCAAAGGCCTGCCGCATTGATTCGCGGAAGTCCTGCTGGTCGACGATGAAATCGGCCTGGTTGCGACTGATGTCGTTGTCGACCACCCAGATATTGTTCAGGGTGTCCAGGCGCAGTTGGTTGATCACCCGCCAGTCCAGACCCTTACGCTCGCCAACGATCCGGAACTGCCGTTCCTCGGTCATGAACTGCTCGGTGAGCGACAGCTGCTTTTCGCCGCTGAGCTGAATGCCCAGACGGTAGTTGTCGAAAAGTTCCGCGGTACTCACGGCGCCTTCCTGCTGCTTGGCCAGGATCGCCCGGCCACTGGCCGCGTTGGTCTCGCGTCCCAGTAGCTCGCGGTTCACGCCGGTGCCGTCATGGATGTGGGCCGCGTCGAGCTCGAGGAGCTTGATCTGCGCCTCGGCCACGTCGAGGTTACGCTCCACCTTGATCCTGCCCAGTCCGTTGTTCTTCAGCGGGATCACGCCATTCGGCTTGGCGATCTCACGCTTCACTTCCTCGATGCGGTCCTCATCGATGGCGCCGTCCTCGTAGAACAGCTGGTTCGTGCTCAGCGCCCAGAGCAGCTTGCTCATGCGCTTGTTCAGATCTTCCTGGGAGTCGCGCACGCCGCGGACCAGGCCGTATTCCATTCCGTCGCGGTTGCGGCGATAGCACCAGTACGGGGTATACGGGAAGCGCCCGTGGCGGAACGGGCTGCGTTTGAGCTGCAGCAGGCCGCCTTCGGTGAAGATTGCGCACCACATTTCCTCGACCACAGCGTCGGACAGCGAGTAGACCGGCGAGGCCTGGCCCTTCATTGCTGCCAGCGCCGCCTGGTGCTCGGCATTGTTCGGGTCGAAGCGATCACCCCGGAACTCACCACCCCACAGGCGCTTGTGCGCGACCGGGCGTTTGAACCAGCACTCGATCAGGCGGACCCGCAGGCGACACCGGCTGTCCAGGGAGGCCCTGCCGGTGATGCGCCGGCCGGTCACGGTGTGGCCACGGCTGTCGTATCGGCGGAAGACCTGGGGCAGGTCCAGCTCTTCGTCGAAGGCGCCGTTGTCGCCGTCGTAGTGGTCCTGGGCCGCCCGGTTCACCAGCTCGATGCGATCGGGGAACATCGCTTCGGAATAGTCCAGGTCGGCGAACTTCTCCCGTAGTAGGAATCGGCAGTCGCTCAGGTCCAGGGCGCGGCTGACCGGATCGCGCCGCATCTGCCGCCAGGGAATGTGGCCCACCATCACCGGCTCGTCGGCGCGATCGGTCCGGATCGATTCCTCGGTCCAACCGCACCCGGCGATCGCGGCGTCCTTGAACGCCTGGCTGCGCGCCCAGGGAATGCGGTTCGTGTCGCTGAGGTACTTCATCAGCTCCGACTTCACCGCGGCAATGTCGACGTCGTCCTCCGCACGTGGGTGCACGACACCATCGATGCGGGTACGGCGCTCGGTGCCGATGACCCAGTCGATGGCCATCTTGATCTTGTTGTAGGTCAGCGGCGCCTGGTGGCGCGCTGCGAGCACCGCGCGGTCTTCTTCGGACCACTGGATATGGTCGTAGAAGTCGTAGTCCAGCATCTGCTCGATGCGGTTGTCGTAGAACGCATCGAGGGCGGTGTACCAGTAGTCCAGCAGCTTCGCATGGAGGCGACGGTTCTCCATGCTGTCCAGCGGGTGGCCTTCCACGTCCGGCGGCGCCGCGGTGGCCACGTCGGCAGCGCCGGGGTCGTAGGCCGGCTCGCTGCGCAAGTTCTCGATCGTCTGCATCAGTTCACCTTCTGCCCGTTGATCTTGATCTGGATCCCCATCCGCGCCATCTCGCCGAGCCACTGCTCCCGGGTCTGCTCCGCCGGCGGCCGCAGGTTCTTCACGTCGTCGCAGAATTCGAGAATGGCGTCGTGGATGCGGTGCCGATAGGCCGGGACGTCAAGGCCGTAGAGCGCAACCGAGGCGTTCTGAAGACGGGCGACCATGTCGCCGATGTGGTGGTGCCGGCCCCGATCCCTGTCCTCCGGGCGGAAGATCCAGAAGTCGCGGAACGGCACCAGGTAGGCCGGGCTGCCATAGGCGATCATCCCGGTCACGGGGTTCACACCCTCGACACGGCGGTTTTCGTTCCGGATGTAGAGGGCGGCATCGTCGTCGCCATCGCGCACGATGTGGGTCAGGTACAGGGTGAGGTCTCCCTTCTTGCCACACCACACGAAGCCATCTGGGGCGAGCTCGAGCTCGGCGCTCATGCCTCAGCTCCAAGCAGCTCCAGGGCTGCGTCCAGCTCTTCCACTACCGCCGCTGCGGCCTGGTCCGGTGACAGGACGTGGTCCTCGACCAGGCTGCCGTGGTTCTCGCCCCCTGGCAGGTACCGCGCGTAGGCGCGCGCCTGCTGCAGGTGGATGGCCAGCTGCTCGACGTCATGGTCTTCCACGTCAGTTCGCCTTCCTGGCGAGGTCGGAGGCGATCTGGGCAGCGATCGCCGGATGGGTGCCGGCAACGTCCTGGGCAATGCGCTGCAGGACGGTGCGAGCGGTGAGCTCGCTCAGCTCGTGGCTGCCGCGGTAGTCGACCATCGTGTCGCCTTCCGGCGATCGCAACATGAAAGCGACGCTTACCAGTTGCCCTTCATCAGCGGCGGCCACCAGCATCGACAGCAGGTCGACCAGCTCGACCGTGGTGGGTTGGTTCCGCTCGCGGCGGGAAACGCTCATGCAGTTCTCCAGTTGTCGTTGTCGGCGCCGCGCGATTCGCCGACGCGGCGGCCGCTGCTGCTGACGTAGCCCTGGGCGACCTGCCGGAACGCGTCGGCAGGGTTACTGGCCCAGTTGTGGAATGGGAGGTCGGAATACGTTTCGGTCTTCTCGTTCCAGACCTTGGTGTAGCGGCGCAGGGCCTCCAGCCCGCCGCGGCCCTCACCGGCCTTGGGCGGGCCGCACCGGACCCTGTCGAATCGGCAGCGCGGCAGGATGTTGCGGACCATTTCGATGCCCTCGGTGATGTCATTGATCCGGGGCACTACCACGATCGGCTTGACCCCCAGCTTGCCAGCGACCTGCACCCGATTCTCGTTGGCGGACCAGTCCTCATTGGCACCGTCGTGCGGCCAGTAGTGCTTGCCGTACAGGTAGCCACGCTCCTTCAACACCTTGGCGTAGTGCGCCACGCCAAAGCCGGAGTTTTCGTAGAAATCGACGAAGTCCAGCCAGGGGCCGTTCTCCTGCATGAACCAGATGCTCGTCGCGTCGCTGCGGCCGATGTCCCAGAAGGTGTGGATGGGCACCTGCGGGTTGATCGGCAGGTCGGTGATCCGTCCGCTGCTGTCGGCGGCGGCCATTTCCTTGCCGTAGTACGCACCTTCGGTGCTCGCCTGGAAGGCCTCTTCCGGCGTACTGGGGTGCTCGCGCTTCATCTTGTCGCGCTGCTCGGCCGCCTTCTTGACGTACCAGGCCTTCTGCTCAGGCCGCAGCGTGTAGTGCATCTCCGCCTCGACCTTGGCGAAGTAGGCCTCATCCTCGGCGGTGAGCGTGACGCCATCCGGGTCGAGCTCGTTGATCGGATCCCGGAACCACGGATAGAAGTGGAAGCGGTAGTCCATCGCCGTCAGCTTGGCCGTGCCGGCGCGGATCTGCCGGTCCAGCTCGATCGCTGTCTGGCAGCGCTCGTAGAAGTCGCCTGCGGCACCGTAGGCGGTCGACTCGATCACCACGATGTTGCCGGAGGCGATCGCGTTCAGTGCACCGGATGCCACCTCTCCCGCCCGCTCCGGGTACATGGCGCACATCGGGCCGTACTCGGAGATATGCAGGAACGTCAGCGTGCCGCCACGGTGGGACACCGAGACCTCGATGCTGGAGCCATTGGCCAGCTCAAGAACGCCGTCGCGCATGTCCCGGCGGACGGCCGGCCGGATCTTCTTCAACCAGTCCGGCAGGTTGTCGTAGGCGTAGAGCACCTTGCTGCGGAAGAACTTAGCGGCGTCCCCGGCGGTGTGGGCGACCACGCCGGCCTTGGTGTTCTTCTTGAACAGCGCCATGTCCAGGGCCCGGATGCAGGCCCAGGTCGTGATGCCGTGCTGGCGCGACTTCAGCGCCAGGTTGAGCGTGTGCAGGTTGTCATCGAGGTCCGCCTGCACCTCGTTCAGCTTGAACTGCACCCGCCGACCGAACTTGTCGGTGATGTAGTACAGGTTGTTCAGGCGCCACCACCGATCGCCCAACTTCTCGATGATTCGGCTGGCGTCCTGGTCGCTAAGTTCCTCCACGGCTTACTTGCTCCGCGAGCTCGAAGGCCCGGGGCCGGTGTCGGACCCATCGATGAGATCCATCACATCGCCAAGGATCCGCGTCTGGCTCTCGATCGGGCCACCGTTCTTGCCGGTGTGCTCGACCTTCTTGGCGAACATGCCGAAGTGCGTGCCTAGGGTCTTCACCGCGTCAAGGCGGCTGACCAGCTTGATCTTCTTGGTGAGGCCGACCGCACGCCGCTCGTCGCCTCGCCCTTCCCATTCTTCGAACACCTCCACGCCCTGGACCAGGCTGGCCTCTTCTGCCGTGAGCTCGCTCATCGGCTTCAGGTTGCCGTGCTGATCGAACAGGGTGCGGATGTCACCCAGCGCCATGAACGCCAGCCGGGCCAGCACCGCTTCCTGATCGACCCGCTGCGACAGCAGCAGCTCTTCCTTCCTGCTGGCCAGGTAGGCCTGCACCTTGGAGTTGGCCAGCAGCCTCGCTGCGGCAGCACTGGCCGCGGCGCCGGTGGCCTTGTAGCCGGCGCGTACGTAGGCGGCCGTGCCATTGAAGTCGACCAGGTACTCGTCCGCGAACCGCCGTTGCTGGTCCTGCAGGCCCGTCGCCGGGTCAATCTTTCCGGCCACTGGCGGGGTTCCTCTCAGATTGGATCAAAGTTGCACTGCGGGGCCGTCACCTACCCCGAGCGGGAGCTCTACGCTGGACGGCCAGTTGAACCGGGACGGCTGAGGCAGCAGCGCCTGCACCTGTTCCCACGTCTCGATGTTGGCGGGCGGGTTTACCACCAGCGCTTCCAACGCCTGATTCACAGCGTCGCGCCACGCGACCATCGCACGGGCTTCGAGCCGATAACGCTCCACCCCACTGTCGAAGTAGCTGCAACAGCTTTCGACCGTGTCGTACCGGCGCTCCTGCACGAACTCCGTCATCCACTTCCATGCGGCTGCACGAATGGCGCGGTAGTGCTCCGGCGAGTGCAGCTCGTAGGGCGGTGGGATCGGTAGCGGGGTGCTCGTCTCCAGCCATTCTGTCGGCCACAGGTAATGACCGCGCGGGATGAAAGCGCCGGTTTCGATGCAGTACAGCACATCTGGATTTGCGGTAAGCCGGTACATGTCAAAGCTCCGCGTCAGCAGTCCAGTGACCTTGAAGGTTGATCTGATTACTCGCCACGGTGCTTGCGAAGACGTAGAACCCGCATTGCCCTGCGCCTGCAACTGTTGCTGCGCGTTGTGACGATGCGGCATCGTCAGTCATGAATCCGCCAGACCCGCCGTACTTCGGATAGATAGTTACAGCTGGTGTTGCACGCATCGGTGAATCGAAAGCAATCTGTATGCCGCTGCTGTAAGAGGCGTTCGCAAGAGTCTGCAACAGGATCACGAACAGGCCCTGCCCTGAATTAGAACCCGGAGCGACGTCAAGATCGTAGCTCTTGCGGAAGTACCTACGACACATCAGCAGTTCCAGCGCGTCGGGGCGGGTGTCGAACGGAGTGGCCAAAGAACCATTTTCCAGTTGCGCGTTTGCGATCCAGTAGGTACCGCTGCGCTGGCCCAGAGATGCCGTAACCGTGTTGTAGTCAGACCCTGCATCGAACCAAATCTGCAAGATGAGGGAGTTGGACGCGCCGATAGTTTTACCGGAGACAGAAGGGATTGCGAAAGTCGCGGTGATGGTCTGCCAACCGGCAACCAGGGAGAACTTTTGTGCGGTTGTGTTGACCGCAGCACTCCCGTTGACGCCGAAGTTCTGCGCAATATTCACCGATACCTGACTGACGGCCTGCGAGAAAATACGGACCGAAAAAGTCACGTTCTTACCGGAAGACGTACGAACGTCTTCAATGTGCTGGCGGACGAACGCGATGTTCCCGCTACCTGCGACGCTGTTGACGATCACGCGCTTTGCATATCGTGCTGGAGGATCAAGGCTGCCGTCATTGATAGCCATCGCGTCGACCTGAGTGGACGAACCGATGCTCCATGTCTCCCAGCGGTCAGCCACGTAGCGCCGCGTTGCGCTGGCCGGCGAGGTAGTTGCGCGCTGCCAATAGCGGAAGTCGCCGTTGATCAGCAGATTCCGCCCGCCGTACCCCTCGATGAGGGTACCGGCCAGCGTATCCGCTGCGGCCAACTCTTCGACGCGGGCCGTGTCCTGGTTGAGGATCAGCGGGGTGCGGGTGGCCATCAGGTGGTCGCCTGAACGGTGAACGTGCCACCAGCGCGCAGGCCGATCGTCATCGCGTAGGTCGAGGTCAGGGCGACGTTGAACACTCCGCCAGCCCGGAGCCCGACCGCGAGCTGCAGCGGAACACCGATCAAGATGTCATCGGCGGGCAGCTCCCTGGTGCGATTGCTCGCATCGAGGACGAGCGGACGGCGCGCAGCCATATCAGGCCCGGACCACCGGATTGCCGATCTCGGCGTTGATCTCGCCTACGTCGGTGGCCACGCCCAGGATCTGCAGGATGTGGCCCGCCGTGGTGCTGCCCGATGCCAGCGGCACTACACCGCCGGGGGTGGTGTGGCTCAGCACGTAGGTCGCGCCCGGGGTAAGCCCCGAAAGCGAGCTGTTCGGCCCTTCGAAGTACACGGTGGCGTCACTGCCGATGGCGCCGACGCCAGCGCGCACGAAGCCATGGGCGCGCTTGCCTGCGTTTGCGGCGCTGGCATCAGCCTTGCGCACCTTGGCCGTGCCGGCGTCGTCCCAGATGTTCACGTAGTCGCCGGCGGCCAGTACCTCGCTGGCCGGGTAGATCTTGGTGTCTGCGCCAATGCCAGCCGGCAGCAGCGAGTCGTCGAAGCGGCCATCCGGGCCCAGGGCCGCGATCTTGCCGGCATCGGCAGCACCAGCTGACGCGGTGACGCCTTCGACCTCAGTGGTGATGTTGTTCTTGAGCTGCAGGGTCTTGTCGGCCATGGGTTCAGATCCGCGCAATGGGTGAGTCGAAGTCGATCATCAGGGTGGTGGCGTTGAGCGCCCGGCCAACGCACAACAACCAGCCGGTGGTGCCCGGGGCTTGCGTGAGCGCGCCGTCGGTGCCGCACCACACCGCGCCGTCGCGCCAGGTCCAGCTGGCTTCCTCGATCGTGCCGGCCAGGCGCACCGCGACCTCGCCGCTGTTGGCCGACTGCAGGGCGATGCCAATGCAGGCCTGCGCGTGTTCCAGCACCGCCGTGTCCGGGTGATAGGCCTTGCCGTTGTCCAGGCGAACCACGCGGTGACCATGGATCGGCTGGCCAACTGGGTACGTCGCTTCTGGCGAGGTGCCGGCCGGACCGGCCGGGCCCTGCGCGCCGCGCGCTGCAACCTCGACCGTCCGCGTGTCTGCCTGGATTGCCTCGACCTGTGTCGGGCGGGCCGTTGCGACGATCGGTGTGCGGGGATCGCGAATGGCGACGGCACCGCGGCGCTCGACCACGATCACGCGGGCCGCGCCCTCGCTGGCTCGAATCACAGGCATCAGCGTGTCGTCTCGCCCTGGACCGTGACCTTGCCGGCCACCAGCGGGATCACGTACTCCGGATCCGCGCCCGCCGGCTTGAACAGCTCCAGGCTGTAGCAGTGCTTCACCTTGCGTGCGTTCGCCGGGTTCAGCACCTCGGTGGCCACCGCTGGCACGGTAATCGAGACCATCCCGTCCAACGGATCGGCAATGACCAGCGAACCGGCCGCGGTACTGAGCTCCATGACCAGGGTGTCGGCCTCGGTCAGCCCGAACTGGCCCGCCAGCGTCCGCACCTGCATCCGCGCCTGGTAGCCGGTCAGGTCGAACGGGCTCCCATCCGGGTTGGTGTAGGTGAAGTCGTCCTCCCAGGTCGCGCCGCGCACGACCGTGAGGCTGAAGCTGGCGGGCGTCCGGCTCACAGGGTCAGCTGGGCGTGCAGTGCGTTGACGAAGTCGAGGGTCTGCGCAGCTGCGTCTCGCCTCTTGAACAGGTCTTCGAGCAACGGGGACGCACCGACGGCACGTCCGGTGGATGCCTGGGAGTCGGGCTTCGCCTCTGCCAGCGCCGGCGCGAGGCGAAGCGCCAGCTGCTCGACAGCGATGTGCAGATCCTGCTGGGCCCGCGCCAAGTCCTTCACGGCGGATTCGATCGGGGTCTGCGGGTCCGCCAGTGGGGTTGTGCCGGCTTGCTGGTTCAACATGCTGCTCTCCTATGGCGTCGGGATGGCGATCAAAGCTGGATTACGTTCTTGGCGTCGAGCCGGCGCAGGCACTGTTCGCAGGCCTTCCGTCGCACGTCGCAGGTGCGGAGCTTGTCGGCCAGCTGGCCGACCACGTCCCCGCCGATGCTGTCCCAGGCGTCCGCGGCGGCAGGATCGGCCGTCACACGCACGCCGGTGTCTTCGCCGGCGTCGACGCACGGCCGGAAGCACATCGCGTCGCACTGCGCCGGCACACGCTGCAGGTGCTGCGTGCAGCCCACCAGCAGGATCAGTGCCGCGATCGGGAGAGCCTGGCGCAGCTTCATGGCGTCAGCGCTGCGGCCAGTGCCAGCGGCCGGGGTGGCTGCCGGATTCCTCACTGGCCTCGTCACGGCTGGTGACCCACAGCACGTCATTACCGTCCAGGAACACCTGGGCGTTGACCTGGCCGTTCGGCTGGACCGCCACGACCAGGGCGGGCAGCACGTCGCCGGCGGCTGCCCGGTTGCCGACGTGGGCCTGTGCACCGACTGGCCAGGTGCTGTCGAGCAGCCGCTCCTGCATGGACGGACCGTCGGTCCGGCGCGCATTGATGCGCAGCGCGTCGGTGTCGCTCAGGGTGTAGTGGACGATCCGTCCGATCGAGGGCTTCTGGGTCACTTCCCGGTCCTGCTGGTCGGCCCGAGGGCCTGGTTGATGGCGTCGACCCGGGCCTGACCCGGGGCGCAGTTGGCTGGCAGTGGCTGCGCTGCAGCTGCCGCTCGGTAGATGGTTCTGGTTCGCTCGCCGCGTGCAGCGATCGCCTCGAGCCGCTGCAGCAGCTCGGCGCTGTCGGTCTGAGCCTGGCGTGCGATCCCGGCCGTCACCTCCAGCGTGTCTTCGAGGGTCGCGGCGCGAGCTGCAGCTGCAGCCTCACGGCGATCGCCGTACTGCCTGACGTTGAGCCAGAGCGACATGGCCAGCAGGCCGGCCAGGATGGCCACCCACTTCCAGGCTGCCCACCAGGCCCTGATCGCCGACCTGGTGATCACTGCAGGCGGCCTTGGCAGGTGGCCATTTCCCACTGCCGGCGATCGATGATGCCGCCGCACTTCGAACGCCACTGCGGAAGCGCGCAATCGCGCTTCACGCCGTCGATCCTGACGAGCCGCCACTTCCACATTTCGGTGCATGCGGCCTGGCGCTCGCCGGCGTTGAGCCGCTTCGCCGCGGTGCTGGCACAGAAGGCCGGCGTGCCGATGTTGTAGGCGAAGTGGCCCCAAGCCTTGATCTCATGGAATTCGAACTCACCACGGACGCACTGCCCCATGTGGCCGAGCATGGTCCGCACGTAGGCCGTCTCCAGCCTGGTGCACTCGTCGTCGGTGTAGCGCTTGCCCTTCACCACCGCCGGGCCAGTGATGCCGGCGCAGACAGTCAGGATGCCGGCCGAATCGTAGTACGGCGTATATCGGCGCCCTTCGTGCGCTGAGTCGTTCGTGCCCAGGGCAGCGACGAGCGCTCCGATCAACGCCAGCGGCGCGGCGGCGAAGCCGACGCGTTGCTTGGTGCTGAGCTTGGTATCAGCCACGGCGGCGGATCCACGCCCAGAATCGCTTGGCGTTGCCCATGCGGGCGGTCCACCAGGCCGACCAGTCACCCCAGTTCTTCACCATGACGGTGAAAGTCTGGACGATGGTGAAGATGATCGTGCCGATCAGGGCCCAGTCGCTCAGGGTGTAGCCCGGCGAGTAGGTTGCAGCGGTGACGCTGACGGCCGCTCCGATCTTCGAACCTGCGACCGCCAGGTCCGTCGTGATCTGCTCTTTGATGCTCACCGCGGTTCCCCCAATGAAAGGAGGCCGGCATGGCCCACCACTACCGCGGTTGCAAGGTCGCGCGGACACCAGCGGCGCGTCTCACGACGGCCTATGTGCTGGCTTGAGTGGTGGCCATGACTACCGGCCGTTTGGTAGCGGGAGGTGGATTCGAACCACCGACCTCGTGGTTATGAGCCACGCGAGCTGCCGGACTGCTCTACCCCGCAAACAAGAAGGCCGCTGATCGACCAGCGGACTCCCACGTCCTGGTCAATCAACGGCCTTTGAATGGAGGCGCCCATAAGAACGCCCACTGTAGGAATTCAAACCTACTTTCGGTTCCCGAGGCAACTGCGGTTCCTCATGAGGAAGATTTCTTCCTCATGAGGAAACAAGTGAGGTCAGCTAGGTGAACGTTTTACGCGCCGGGGCCACGCTCCAGCAGCGCCACAACGAGCCCACCTATCATCGACGTGTAGATAACCGACGTGCCGATGGCCACCAATGCCGCAGTGCGCCGGTGGGCGAATGTTCCCCCTAGGCTCCACCCCGCACCAATGCAGATCCTCAACGCCAGAAAGGCAACGGCAATCGCTACCACGTAGTTCAGTCCCGGAATTGGGAACAACCGAGCCGGCGCAGCGAACATTGCACCGGCTGCGGTCACCAAGGCGGCAGTGATGGCCAGGGCCTCACCAAACTCGTACCACTTGTCCTTTCCGCTCAACGATCTACCCCTGTCGGCGCAAGCAATGGGCGCAGCCATGGGACTGACCATCAGCCCCTAACAAACCTTAACAAATGTGATAATCCCGGCCAATACAGGGAGGGTGTCGCAATGGTTGAGACCGTACTGGGCATGACCGATCTTCAGATCAAGCTCTTCACTGCAATCGGCCAGATCCTCGTGGCTGCAGCAGTCGGCATCATCGCCTGGCGCCAGTGGCGGACGGCGAGGAACAAACTTAAAGCTGATTTGTTCGACAGGCGATTCACGCTCTTCCGCAACCTCGAAGATGCGCTCGACGTCGCTATGACCGTCAGCAAGCGTCAGGAAGGTTTAGAGGAGCTTGAGTACTACGCCCGGGAGGTGAAGTGGGTGTTCGGCAAGTCTCTCGAGAAGAAGCTCCGGGAACAGGTGATCAAGCCAATCAAGGAACTCGTCGATCTTGTTTCCAAAGCGACTGAGCAGAGGAGATTGGAGAACATTGCCAAAGCCGCGAGGGCCCCTTTCAACGACACTCAGCTTCGAAAACTGAGAGAAAGGATTGCGACCATACGCAAGACTATAGAGAGTTCCCCGGGCAAGCTGCGTACCCTCTTTGATGAACAGCTCACCCTTAAGCACTAGCGCCGAGGGAGCTATCGGTCCGGCACAACCCATAGAGCGTTTCGGAAGCCCCGCCTGCCACCGTGAAGCGCTTCCTGCAGGGCAGCGCTGGCGCACTTGTGGGCCTTGATGTAGTTGCCCTTGCGCATCTTTGCCGACTTGGCCAGGCCAGCGAACGGCTGGCGCCGCTCCGGCCACACCAGTTCGTGGGCTGCGTCGTAGATCACCAGGCGAAGGCGCCACCGATCTGCCGGCTTGCCGAGATCCAGCGGCCGCGGGCGCATTGCGCGCACGTCCTTGGCCACCTGGCGGTAGGCAGCGAGGGAGAGCCTTGCGATCGCAGCGGGGCCCATCCGCGTCGCTACAGCCAGCGCGGTGTGCTTCTCCAGCGGGTTGCGCATGTAGCCGACCGCGCCGGCGATGTCGCTGCTGCCCAGCGGCGCCAAGGTACTGCGCCCCTCCACTGGCATACGGTAGCTCCCGCCAACCAGCAGGCGCGACAGCAGCTCCAGGACATCGCCCTTGCCCTCGTCATCGAATCCATCCGGGGCTGCGCCGCGGCGCCGCTGGCCTGCACCGTCGTCCGCCGGCGGCGGAAGAACCGGTGCACGGCGGCACCAGGCATCCAGCGCCGCCGCCAGGGCACCGGCAGGATCCTGGCCAACGAACACGGCTGAGGATGCCCCGCAGCTGCAGCACTGGATCTGTGCGCCACGCGGGAACAGGCCAGTCGGGGCGGTACCACAGCGGCCACACCGGACTGGCGCGCTGCTATCGAAGATGGCTCCCTGCGACCCGCAGTGCCGGCACTGGAACTGTACGAGCTGCGACTCCCGGCCAGGCCAGCACACCCTCGCCTTGCCGTTGCAGTTGGCGCAGGACGGGATCTTCTTCCCATTGAGGAACGCCACTTCGAGCTCGCGTGCGGCAGCGAGCGCGGTGGTACCGACTGCAGTTTCGTTCATGGCGTCTGTTCCAGGGTCTTCTTGGGATCCGCTGCAGCGCGCGCGGCGCGCGCCTGGGCCAGCACCTGGGCATAGGCCTCGGGGTGCTGGACCTCGAAAGCAGGGAGGGTTCCGCGGGCCCATTTCCCGCCGCCCAGTTGCTTCAGCCATCCGTCGGTCGCGCAGAAGCGGCGCGGATCTACGCCATGGGCCCGGACACCCTTCGCCGTCGTGAAGCCATCGAGCTCGAGATCTGCCAGCACCTTCAGCGCGCCGACCTTCCAGGGCGTCAACTGCAGCGGCGCCGGCACACCTGCGGCCACTTTCGGCACAAACTCAGGCAGCTCACAGCGCCTGGTGGGGTTCCAGTCGAACCATGCCGTGGGCCCCCACTCGCGGAGATCGCCGGATGCCCGGTCCCATGGGGCGGCCTGGTGCAGGCCATGCCGATGCACCTCGCGCTGGATCTGCTGCCCGGGCTCCGTCTTCCACCGGCCGGTGCAGCTGTCCGGCACCAGGACCTGCACACCTAGCGCATCGAGCATGCGTGCAATGCCGTAGTTTGCTGCCGTCGTACAGGGAACCAGCACAGCCCTGAAGTCCGGGCCCCGCTGGTCGGCGTTGCTCCAGTGCGCCGGCAGGATCTGGTCGGCCACCTTGGCGTTGAGCTGCAGCTTCGCCTCGATGCCGAGCTGGTGCCCGGTCGCCTTCCACACAGCGAGGATGTCGAAGCCTGCCGTCTCGGGGTAGATCTCCCAGCCGTCAGTCGCGGTCAGACAGTCGATCAGGCACGTGCACAGGGCAGCTTCGGTCGGGAACCGCGCCTTCAGCTCCGCAGGTTTCATTGGCCCTTCCTCTTGAATGCCTTGGCCATGCCGTCGTACTTGACGACGTCGGCGACCAGTTGCGAGTCCTGGGTGGAGCGGGCGGCGCGCTCGGCCTCGCAGGTCGGTACCGGCAGCGCGCGGAGCTCGGCAAGATCGGAAGAGCACACGTCTGA